TTGGCATTCCTTTCAAGGAAGGATCTGGCAAAGCTATGGCGGGCTTTGACTTCAAGATGAGTTGACATTGAAAAACAGGAAAAGTCGGAAAAGTTGGATTAATTCAAATTTGGATTCAACTCTGCTGGTGTTGGTACGGATGGCAGGGATTCAAGCCAAAGTTCCTCAGCAATTAAATCGTCAAGCTTCTGGCGGTCGTAGGCATCAAGCTCCATTGATTCAATGTCATCGTCTGATGGTGGCCATGATGGCTCCAATTCGCTAGGAAGCATGAAGTCGTCAGTGTTGTGATTCATTAGTCGTAATGTGTGAGTTGATCGGCTTCTGAGATGCACTCATAGAGCCGTTTTTTTGTTGCCTGCTGCCATTCTTGGCAGTCGTTCGGATACTGTTCAAGCCATTTCAGGCAGTAACGTATCCGGTTCTCTGGATGCCTAAGGTGTAACTCTGCTGGGGTCATCAGTTGAATCCTGAAGTGTTCTGGTGCGGGCCGGTAATGTACCAAGAGCAGATAGAGCCAGGGATCCCCCGCTCTGCTAACTGTTCATTCCATCCATCGGCTAACTCATCAGCATCATTTTGTGAGGTGATCAACTGATAGACGACTTGGTGGCCGTGTCGTTCTGTGTACTGGCAAAGATGGAAGACTTGGGCTTGTCGCTGTGGTTTGTCCATAAGCGTTGGTTTGTTGTGGTTAGGGTTTTATCCCTTGTGGCACAATCTAAGACATCATGCCAGATTTCGCAAGGCATAAAAAAAAGACCCCTAGGTGGGGTCTGCTGTGTTGTTGGTGCGGATCACCAATAGTTGCCAAGCTTAAACTCGGCTGAGTAACGCCTAGCCATCACCTCAGCAGCCTCAAGCCTTACAGCCTTGGGGAAGATGTGATGCCATGGTGTCGTCATGCTGCCGTGCTCTAAGTTGTACTGCTTAGCGGCTGGTGTGAGGCAGTAACGCTCAATCGAGTGGATAGCTAAGTCAAGGCTAAAGTTTCCGCGCTTGTGGTGCTTGCTCAGGTTCTGAAGAACTGGCTTGATCCATACCTCTGTATTGTCTGCATAGAGTTCTAACTCTCGTGCGGCATCGGATAGTGTCATGATGGTTTGCTGTGGTTGTTGTTTGTTGGTACGTTAGATGAAGGCTGTCGCGTCGATGATGGCTTCCTGTTCTGACTCGAAGGGACCGGATAGGTCACCATCAGGCAAGCATCCTGGCTGGCAAGAATGCCAGTACCAGCCACGCTCACCAAGTCTGTAAGGGCGATCTTTGCCCAATGAATCGTAGTAGAAGAAAGTCTCAAAAGAACCGTAAGGCTCTCCGGTTTGGTCTTGGAACTGGTGATAACTCATGGGTTTGATTGGTGTGATTGTGGCACAGCGTAGCATAAAAAAGGCCTAGCAATTGCTAGGCTGTTTCTTATCTACCGTAAACAGTGAGGAGACATTCCGTCTTCTCCGCATTGGAGCGTAAACAGCGTTGCATGGCTGATTTGTTCTCTGCCTGGAAAACGACAGCCCCAAACGTAAGGCAGAGAAGAAAGGCTGATAGCGTGGCGCCGATGCGCCAGGCATCAAGCGTGCTCTCTTCGATTGTGCGGATTGTCATGGTGTGGCTTGGTGTGGTTGGTTGGTGGTGCGGGTTAGTCGGTAAGGTCGTCCGCAATTTGATCAGACAGGTGTTCTACCCAATCGCCATAGATTCCGGCGTTTGCTTTGGCTTCGTCATCTAAGGAAACGATGAGCGCCATCGCCAGCTTTAGTTGTTCTTTCGTCATGCGGTTGGTGTGGTTGGTGGGCTTCAGTGGGTAGCTTTTTTGTGTTCTGCCTGAGAGTGGCGTAATACCGGCTCAGGCTGCGAGAGAGCAGCTGTGATGCTGCTAGTTGTGGGAGGGCTGAGAGCGGATAAAGTGTTTTTACTCTCAGTCCCCAAATAATAGCTTATTTGTGCCACAATTGAAAGACCAAAGGTGAAACAAATGTTACGTTTGCGTGTGACGTTCGCAGTGTGCCAAATGTTACAGCCACTGTGTGTGACAGCTGGCCACTGGCACAGGGGGAGGGGTTGCAGATCGCAGCCGGCTAACACTGATACCCATACCCCAGATATATATTGCCCATTTTGTTGATTCTCAATAAAAAACCCCTTCTTGCGAAGAGGTTATTAAGTCAGTGGGGGGGAGGGGGTTGATTAATCCCGCTTCTCTTCAATCTTGATGGTCAAATCAGGAGCCTGAATATTGACGGTTTCAACGGACTCGCCAATAACACGTCCAATGGAATCCAGAACCTGACTTGCCGTTTGCAATTGCCCCTTCTTGATCGCCTGATTAAAGAGTTTGGTGCGCATGTGTTGCAAACGCGCCAACATATTTTCGCGATCAGACTTCCAATCTTCATCAACGAGAAGCTTTACTTCGGCCCAATCCCGCCAAGCCGTTTGGATGCTGACGTTTTCCTTATCAACATGTTCATAAACGAGTGCCCTTGCAGAAAGACCTTCAAGCTGCCTGCGATATAAACGCCGCACGCGGTCTTCTTTTGCATTATTGGAGCGGCGTTCTTCTTGAGACATGTAACCCGACCTTTTCCAAGATCTTAACTGCTAAAGCGCCTCATAGTCTTAAAACAGGGGGGTAGGGGGTTGAAAAGCTGTGTAATGTGGCATTTATGAGCCAAAAAACAGAACCAATCCAACTTCGCTGGGCGCAGGGCCAAGTATTTTCCTGCGACAAACGCTTTCGCGTCCTAGTGGCAGGCCGTCGCTTCGGCAAGTCCTATTTATCTTGCGTTGAATTATTGCGTGGAGCGATAAACCGTCCTGGGGAGACATTTTTTTATTGTGCGCCAACGTATCGGATGGCAAAGGACATTGCGTGGCGAGCATTAAAGAAGCTTGTACCAAGGATCTGGATCAAGACCAAGAATGAGACGGACCTAAGACTCGAACTAATAAACGGTTCCACTATTGAGTTAAAGGGAACAGAGAATGCAATGGCTTTGAGGGGCCGCAGTTTATCCGGTGTAGTACTGGATGAGGCTGCCTTTATGAGTTCGGACGTATGGTTTGAGGTGATCCGGCCTGCGTTAGCGGATAAGGAGGGTTGGGCATTATTTATTTCAACACCAGACGGCACTGCTAGTTGGTTTTATGACTTGTGGTGTTATGTACCAGAGGACGTTACGGGTTTATGGCAACGCTGGAGTTATACAACAATTGACGGGGGCAATGTTAGTGCGCATGAAGTGGAAGCAGCCCGCGCCCAGCTTGACACAAGAACCTTCCGTCAAGAGTTTGAGGCCAGCTTCGAGAACCTTACCGGCCTAGTCGCCGTCAGTTTTTCAGACAACAACATATCTACCGAAGCCAAAGACATCAAAGTCTTGCCATTACTACTGGGCGTTGACTTTAACGTTGATCCAATGAGCGGCATTTGCGCCGTAAAAGACAACGACACGTTATACGTCTTCGATGAGATTATGTTGCGTGGTGGGGCGACAACTTGGGACTTTGCGGAAGAGGTTACGCAACGATATGGAGTTGACAGGCGCATTATTGCGTGCCCAGACCCCACCGGAGGAGCAAGAAAAACAAGTGGCATTGGCGTAACGGACCACACAATCTTGCGTCGTAGCGGTTTTACGGTGCAATCACCCAGAGCACCATGGAAGATCCGAGACAAGATCACAGCCGTCAACACTGCCCTACTTGATGCTGCTGGAACGCGAAGAACTGTGATCCATCCACGATGCAAGCAGTTAATTAAGGATTTAAGGACATTAACTTACACGCCAAACACGGGTCTACCAAACAAGAATTTAGGAGTAGACCACGCATTTGACGCATTTGGCTATCTAGTTTTGCAACAATTTAACCTTGCAAAGCCAGAAACTTTAGGCACTACATCTTATCGGTTGTATTGAGCAGATTATTTAACGTGTTTCCACGTTCTGCCTACGATTGCATTCCAGGCCACTTTTTGAGATACGTCCCAAACAAGGCTGCATTCAAAAGAGCTAGCCCCTTCGGCTGCGTATTGTCTCATCGCGATAACCTTCTCGTTATCTAATTTGGAGTTAGGGTGTTTTTCGCCTGAGATGCGCTCGCAAATTGTTTCTGTAGGTTCTCCCAGGGGTTGTGTTGTTATAAATTTGTGAGAGCAGGCCAAGCATGTGTAGTAGCGCCGAACTTCATCTGGTCTATCGCGATAGGTTTTTGTCATGCGAGCTTTGCCTTCGCATTTTGGGCAGTTCAATGTAGTGATTGATTGGCAC